GGTTATACTTCGCGAAAGGAGTCGTGACTTATGCCGGAATAACCCCTATGCCATCAATGCGGTCCGGGCCATAAAAAATAACGTAGTCGGTGCTGGTATTATTCCCACTCCCAAAAATGTGCGTAACAATCAGGCGAAAATTATTAAGCAATTATGGAAAAAATGGGCTACCAAAACCATTTGTGATTTTGATGACATGAATACCTTTTATGGTTTACAAAGCCTTGTGATGCGCGTGGTGGCTGAAAGCGGTGAATGTTTCGTAAGGCGTATAAGAACCAGCAGTAAAAATGATGTTCCTCTTAAATTGCAATTATTGGAAAGTGATTTTCTGAATACTTCTTATCATACTGGTATCTGGCAGGATGACAATACTATAACCTACTATGGTATTAAATTTAACCGGCAGGGTGAACGGTTGGGATATTGGTTATATAAACATCACCCTAATGAGTTTGGCTCAGATACAGAATTTGTAGACGCAAAAGATATTATTCATGTGTATGAAGTGGAGCGTCCGGGACAAATCAGAGGTGTTCCCTTCAGTTGTGGAGTAATGCTTAGACTTCGCGGTCTGGATGATTACGAAGAAAGTGAACGGACTCGTAGCAAGATAGCGGCATCGTTTTCCGTATTTATTACAGATGATTCGGCTGTTGATAATGTAACGTCAGCCAAAAGAGAACCTTTAGAAAAAATCGAACCTGGTATTATTGAATATCTTCCGCCAGGTAAAAAAGTGGAGGTTGCCCAGCCTCCGTCACAACAGGGTTTTGGGGATTTTGTGAAAGCAAATCTTCGTGGGGTAGCTGCCGGATTTGGTACTTCTTATGAGACACTCACCAATGATTACAGTAATGTAAATTTCAGCAGCGGCCGTATGGGATGGCTGGAATTTAACCGTAATATTGAACATCTGCAATGGAATTTACTGATCCCGCGTTTTTGCGATAAAGTCTATCCCTGGTTTATTGAAGCAATACAATTAAAAGGATATATACCTTTTACTGTTGAGCCCGATATTAACTGGACTCCGCCAAGACGTGAAATGATAGATCCCTACAAAGAATTACAGGCAATTAAAGTGCAAATGCGTTTGGGAATCATTAGCTGGCAGGATGTAGTGAGGATGTTTGGGTATATACCAGAGGAATTGAAAGAAGAATTGCAGGAGGATAAAGATATGTGGGATAAATTGGGGCTTATGCCTGAGGGTGATCCGCGGTATGACAGTAACAGACCTCCGGGGGAGATTGATGAAGAGTTGATGAAAGATGACACAAAAAAATAAATATAAAGACCCTCAAAATGAGGGTCTTTATATTTAAGCTGCCTAAAACTTGCCTAAAAGTTGCCTAAAACTCCACTCGGATAGATAATAGTTTTGAATCCTAATAATATGTGTCGTTCAAATGGTTAAAGAAAATCGACAAATTATCGGTAAGCATTATTTCAGGGCAAAGTTTGATAGTTCATCTATCAATGCTGATAAAAGAACTATTGACGTGGTGTTCGTTACAGAAAACCAGGTCATGATGTACAATTGGGATTTGGGCTGGTTTTATGAAGTCCTCCCTTGCAATGATGAGGCTGGTGACCTATCCAGGCTAAATAACGGAGCTCCCCTTTGTGATACACATGACACGTCAAGTGTTAAGAACGGATTAGGTGTTGTGGTAAAAGCATGGTTTGACAATGGTGTTGGCCGTGCTACTGTGCGTTTTTCCAAAAGGGCTGATGTGGAACCGGTATGGCAGGATGTCCAGGATGGAATTGTTACCGGTGTATCTGTTTCGTACGCCCCCCTGGAATATGAGGAGGTCGGAGTAAAGGACAATCTCCCACTTGTTCGGACTAACAAATGGGAAGCGCTTGAGATATCACTTGCATTAGTGCAGGCAGATGCTGATTCAGGTGTTGGCCGTTCGGCTACTGATCAGGTAAAACAGGATGTAGTATTTATTCGTAAAAATTCAAATATTAATACAATGACCGAAGCAGAAAAAGCTGCACTGTCTGCTGAACGCAAACGCAGTGCTGAAATTTTGAAAGCCTGCCGTACTGCCAAGTTAAGTGCAGACTATGCGCAGGAATTGATTGAAAGTGAAATGACCTTGGAAGAGTGCCGTTCCGCAATCCTGGAAAAAGCGAAAGAAACTTCGCCAGCTGCTCCGGCTACTGATGACGCCCGCAGCGAAGGTGCCCGTAATGAACGCACCCGTATTTCTGAAATCACTAAAGCTATCCGCGCAACCGGTCTTCCTCCTGAATTTGGTCAGGGGTTGATTGATGCCGGTACTTCGTTAGATGAAGCCAGGGCATCAATCATTGATGAATCCGCACGTAAACAACCTCAAATTTCCAATATGCAAACTGGTGTAAAGCCTGGCTTAGACGAAAAAGACAAAAAGCAACGTGGGATGGAAGCATCCATCATGCATCGTTCCGGCATTATGCCTGTTGACAAAGCCGGAGAACCTGGTGAATACCGCGGTATGACCTTAATGGATTTGGCAAAAGAATGTTTGACCGGCGCCAATGTTGAATGGCGTGGTATGAGTCAGATGGAAATCGCCAACCGTGCATTGCAAATGCATCGTGATGGCGGCGGAGCTTCTACAGGTGATTTTGCTTATGTATTGCAGAATGTACTCAACAAAACGTTGCGTACAATGTATGACCTGCAAAGTAAAACGTTTACAGCTTTTTGCCGTAAATCCACTGCTACTGATTTCAAAAACATGTTACGTACACAGTTGAATGATTTAAAAATTCAATCAATCTCACAAGGAGGTGAATATAAATTTGCTACAGTGGGAGATAGCGGAGAAACCTACCATGTTGCAAAATATGGTCAGATCGTGAATATTAACTGGGAGGCTATCGTAAATGATGATCTGAGCGCTTTCTCCCGTTATCCTACCTTGTTATCTGGTGCAGTTTGTCAAAACCAGTGCGATCTGGTTTACGCAATACTTACCGGATCCCATAAAATGTTTGATGGTTATGAATTGTTTGATGCGACCAATCATGGTAACTACACTACCCCTGGTACTGCAATCAGCGTTGCTTCCCTGGGTGTTGGCCGTAAACAAATGCGTCAGCAAAAATCACCTGGTGGCAATTTCCTGAACATTGCGCCTAAATATATTGTGGGTGGACCTGTGAATGAGGCGCTGATGTTGCAATATACTTCACAGAACTATGTGGCTACTAAATCAGGAGATATCAACGTATGGGTTGGTATGATGCAACCTATTGTAGATGCCCGTATTACAGATACGACCTGGTTATTGATTGCAGATCCTCTGTTGATTGATACCATTGAATATGCAGTCCTTGACGGCCAGGAAATTTATACGGAAACCCGTTATGGTTTTGATGTGGATGCCCTGCAATGGAAAGTCCGCAGCGTGTTTGGTGCAAAAGCGATTGATTGGCGTTCTATGTATAAAAACGCAGGAGCGTAATTACAGAATCTTAATTTTTAATCAGGTAAATAAAACTATTCATAGTGCCGCCGGTAAAATGGCGGCACACAAAATACAAAGCAATGAATACTCAGATTAACAGAGGTAAAGAGGTTGAAGTAGTGACTCCCGCCGGTGGGTACATCAGTGGTCAGCCTGTTTTGGTAGGCTCCCTGGTAGGTATCGCTGCCAACACTTATGCAGCAGGTGATACAGCCGTGATCTGGCTGGTAGGATCTCATACAGTAGCCAAGGCCGCTGAGGTATGGAACACAGGAGCAAAACTTTACTGGGATGACACCAATAAGGTATTTACCGCAACGGCTGGTACTAACACTTTTGCCGGTTATGCTTATGCATCCGCCACAAACGGAGCAGCTACCGGTATCATTCTTTTACGTCAGTAATGCCCAACCTGTTTGACAATATTGAAAAAACAGTCATGAATACTGTAACCAACACATTTGGTTATGATGCAATATGGAAAAAACAGGATGGAACTGAGGTTACCGGAAGAGTTCTTTTAAACAGGCCAACACAAAAAGCAACGATAAACGATCAGGATTATGACGCTATTTCCCCCAAAATGGAGTATACAGAGGGAGATTTTTTAGGGTTGTTTGACAGAGTACGCGGGAATAATTCAGAGGAGATTTGGATAGGCGGTTATCAGCATTTTGCATTTAAGGCAGAAAGAAAATTTGACGGAAAAACAGTAATTATTTCATTAACACCAGGAGAAAAACAATCATGAATATTTATACTTCACAACGAAACATTGTATCGAAACTTCAAAGCGATTTTGAAGCAATTGGCGCACGCTGGAAAGCGCTGGATTTACCGGAAGCTCAAAATCAATATCAGATTGCAGTTCCGAATGAGACAGTTTATGTCATTTACCATGGGAGTAATGCAGATC